CGGGACGACGGCAAGGACGGCCTGCGCGAGCGTTACGGTAGGAGCCCCGACCAGTGGGACTCCGCGATCATCGGCCTGTCGCGCGGCGCGAGCGTGCGTCCTTCGATCGGCGTGGCACCGCGGAGTAGCTTGTCGGTGTTCAGGCGTAGTCGCTGAAGAATGCGCACACCACGAGGAGGAACATGGTCGGTCGGCGGAGAATCAGAAGAGGAGGGCGCATGGTGGTCAAGAAGATCGTGAAGGATGACTTGGTGCTGCCGTGTTTGATTCTCTGCGACGAGGGCAAGCCGGATGAATGCACGCCGAACCAGTTGTTCGCGCTCTGCCAGCGTGGATGGATCATCCTCGCGACCGAAGGCGACGGCCGAGGCGGCATCCTGCTCTACGCCAGTCTCACTTTGCTGGGCCAGAGGGAGGCCGCGATGTACCGCAAGACGCGCGGACTACCTCCTCGAGCGCGAGACGAATCAGGACCGACGACTTGATGCGATGCCGAGTTGCGATCGCGAACAGGGCGGAGTACGTCGACTTGTGTAGCCTTGTCGTCACGACGACGAGTGCGTCTGGTCCCTTCGTTCGGGGCCGGAGCATACGGTCGGACTTTCGAGGCTGGGCGATGCGAGGATCATAGCGGTGGACAAGCGAAGCCAACCGAGTCCCTTCCGGCGTATTCCCGGGAGCGAGTTCGTCGTCGAGCGCCCGCAGCTTGCCGGCGTCTCTAGGTCCATGGATTCTTTGCTGAAGCAGATCGGCTTGCAGCGCGCGAGCCTTGGCGGCCGCGACGAAGTCGAGGATCCGCTCTACGACTCGTGGGTGGTGTTCTCCTGCGTGCAGGTGCTGACCGAAGCCGTGCGTCAAGTGCCGCTCAAAGTGTGGGAGTCCGACGCGGCCGATGCGCAGGAGGTGCCCGAGGATCATCCGATCCGGCAGCTCTTTGACATGCCGAACTCGGACATGGGCTTGTCGGACCTGCTGGCCGCCGGCATGAGCCACCGCAAGCTCTCGGGCGAGGATTGGTGGTTCCTGATGGACGCGGAGGGCAAGCCGATCGTGCCGTCGATCGACGCGCGCGCGCCGATCCCGATGCCCACGGTTATCGTCCCAGTGTCCGGCAGCTACGTCGAGGACGAGCGCGACCCGTCGACCGGCCGCATCCAGCGCGTGCAGTACGGTGCCTCGAGCACGAGCGCGCCGCCGGTCTTTCCGGTCGGCTCGACGGTCCATTTCTACGACTACAACCCGGCCGACCCGCAGCGCGGCTTGTCGCCGCTCGACGCGGCGATGCGCGTGATCTCGGTCGGCTTCCAGACCGAGCGATATCAAGAAGCCGTCATGCGCGGCGGCGGTCCGGGTGCCTTCCTCAAGTACGAGGAGGGGATGTCGAACGACGAGGAGTTCCGGCTTCAGGAGTCGGCGAACGAGGCGATGCGCGACCCGGACGTGGTCGGCGGCTTCAAGGTCTTGACCGGCAAGGTCGACGTGTTGCCGAATCCGGCGACCCCGAAGGACATGCTCCAGCGTGAGACGCTGGGCTGGGTGCGGGACACGGTGTGCAGCATCTTGCAGGTGCCTCCGCCGGTGATCGGGAACTACGACACGGCGACCTACAACAACGTCACCGAGGCCTATCGCCAGTTCTGGCAGAGCGTGAAGGGCTACCTCGACTCGGTGGCCGAGAAGATCAACAGCCACTTCCTCGGCCGCTTGCAGGACCCGCGGCTCGCGGGCTGCATGGTGTCCTTCGACTACTCGGGCATCGCGTCGTTGCAGGAGGACCAGAGCTCGAAGTGGAAGCTCGCCGCAGAGCTGGCGGCTTACGGTGTCGGCTTGAGCTTCAACGACGCGACCAAGATCCTTGGTCTCGAGGCCGAGACCGTGGACTCGGCGTCGACGGTGTTCGTGCCGGCGTCGAATCAGGTGTTCGCGGTCAACGATCCGAATACTGGCGACTCGGAGCCCGTCGCGCCGGATGCCGGAGCGCCGGCCGCCGAGCCGATGCCCGCGGCTCCTGCGGCTCCGGCCACGCCGGCAGCTCCCGCGGCACCCGAGGGCCTGAACGGAGCGCAGGTCGAGTCCTTGCTGCTCATCGCCGAGCGCGTGGGCTCCGGCCAATTGACGATCGACGCCGGCGCTGCGCTCATTAACGCAGCGTTCCCCTCGATCAGCATCGACCAAGCGCGCCTGATCCTCGGCGGCGTCTCCGCGCCCGCTGCGCCAGCGCCTGCGCCCTCGGCCGCGGAGATGCGGTCCAAGATGCTCGACACGCGCGAAGAGCGGGTGGCCTTCGTGGAAGCGGTCTACGCGAAGACGCTGGATCAATCCGAGCGCAAGATGGCGTCCGAGGTCCTGACGTGGCTTCGGCGCTACGAGCGCGCGCAGAAGGAGCGCCTGCGCGACGTGGCCGAGAACGGCATCGCCAGCACCTCGAAGGCGTGGACGCAGCGCGAGGTGGAGTCCTACCTCCTCCTGAACAAGGAACAATGGGCCGAGCAGCTCGACGCCTTGATCGCCCAGACGGTGACCGCAACGTGGCAGGCTGGCCTGACCGAGACGGCGCAGCTTCTCGGCATGGTGTCGGTCGACGTGACGGAGCCGCGAATCCTGCGCCTGATCGCTGACCAGCGCGCGCAGATCGTCGAAGGCGTGACCTCGCGCCTTGCCGATGAGATCCGCGACCGTCTGCTCGTGAAGTTGTCGGGCCCGACATCGACGCCCGAGTTGGCCGGCGAGTTGACCGAGATCCTGCCCGAGCTCGACGAGGAGCTGGGCCGCGTGTTCGGCAATAAGGAGGCGCGTGCGCTTACGATCGCGCGCACGGAGACGGGCAAGGCGTACAACTCCGCCAGCTTCGACCGATACCAGGAGTCGGGCGCGACGGGATTGCAGTGGGTGGCGTCGAACGACGCGGCCACGCGCGAGAGCCATCGTGAACTCGACGGGAAGATCGTGAAGCCCGGAGAAGAGTTCAAGCCGGGCCTGCGCTTTCCGAACGACCCGAACGGCGCGCCCGAAGAAGTCATCAACTGCCGGTGCGTCATCGCGCCGATCATCTGAGGAACCGCATGGAGATCCTGACCAAGAACTCGGACGTGCAGCAGCTCGCTGCCCGAATCCTGTGCGGCGTTGCGACGCTCGAGGAGTTGTCGGCGGCGAAGTCGGAGGACGTGTTCGCGATCAAAACGGACACGAGCGCGATCCACGTCCGCGGCTTTGCGGCTCCCGTCATCAAGGCCGACGAGACCTCGCGCACGCGGCGCTTCATCGCGAGCGACGAGACGGCCGACCGCATGGGCGACGTGATCCGCGTCGCCGGCTGGAAGTTCACCGAGTTCGAAAAGAATCCGGTCGCGTTGTGGGGCCACAACTCGGACGACTTCCCCATCGGGCGCGTGCATGACTGGTCGCAGGAAAAGCAGACCGGCCGGCCTGTGCTGATGGAGTCCATCACCTACTTCTCGGAGTCGGCGAACCCGATGTCCGAGGCGGTGCTTCGAATGATCGACGAGGGCGGTCTGCGCGCGGTCAGCGTCGGCTTCGTGCCCACGCGCGCGTACAAGCCGAAGAACGAGGCCGAGCGCAAGGAACTCGGCCTCGGCCCTTACGGCGTCCTGTACGAGGAACAGCAGCAACTGGAGCTGTCCAACTGCTCGATCCCGGCGAACCCGAACGCGCTGCTCTCGAAGAGCGCCAAGAAGAAGGACCCGATCGCGAAGGCGCTCGAGGACCTCGTGAAGGCGGGCAAGTTGACGCGCACGATGGCCGACGAGCTGTTGCAGCGCGTCGCCGGCAGCGTGCCGGAGCGTCGCACGTTCGCGCTGGGCGCGGTCGAGAAGCTAGAGCAGGACGAGCTCGACGCGGTCTACTCGTCGTGGCGCGATGCGGTGAACATGTCGGCCAGCGAGTTGAAGGCGTGGGACTCGAACGAGTGCAGCCGCAAGGCGAGCGTCGACGCGGACGCGGTGATCAAGCGGAACCTCGAGTTGCTCGAGACATCGAAGGACAAGTGGGACCGCCGGCTCGTGGACAACGCCAAGCGGACGGTGTCCTTCGTGGCTCGAATGAAGAACATGGAGCAGGGCGAGCCGGTCAGCGAGGCGTGCCCGATCTCCAAGCGCGACATCTCGCTGAAGAACTGGGCTTTCGATCCGATGAAGAAGAGCACGAAGAGCGATGTCGCGGAGCAGACGGCGGCGACCGATCCCTTGCAGGAATGCGTGTCGTCGAAGATTCCGAAGCTGATCGACGAGCACCCCGAGTGGAAGATCGACCAGGTGGTCGCCGTCGCGTACTCGATGTGCCGCGAGGGCACGGCGTCGGCGGACAAGTCGTGCGGATGTCCGACGACTAAGGCCGCTGCCGACGAACTCAAGGTCGGCGACTTCGTGATGTGGGAGTCGAGCGGCGGCGAGGCGTGCGGCGAGATCGTCGACATCGAGACGGCCGGCAAGATCGAAGTGCCGAACTCGGACTTCTCGGTCGAGGGCACGACCGAAGATCCGGCGGCGATGATCAAGATCTACGAGAAGGAGGAGGACGGGACCTACGAGGAGACGGACGTCTTCGTGGCGCACAAGTTCTCCACGCTTCGCAAGGTCGAGATCGAGGTCTCCTCGGAGGAAGAAGAAGAGGAGATGAACGAGGAAGGCGAGTCGGAGTCCGAGCAGGTCATGGCGCTGCGTGCGCTGACCGATGCGATCACGGCTCTGGACAAGCGTTTCCGCGCCCTCAATGATTCGATCGAGGCGCTGGAAAAGCGCATGGACGAGGCTTCGATCGCGAAGGCGCTCGAGGTCGAGAAGAACAAGACGGCCGCTCTGCGGTCGTCTGGACGCGAGGACGCTGCGGCGTTCTTCGCGCAGGTGGCCGAGCGCGTCGCTCGGTCCCTGTGACAACCCTAGACCGCAGAGGAAAGAACGATGGAAATCAACAACCAGTCGGTCGAGGCGCTGTCGCAGGCGCTCATCGGCCAGCTCAAGTCGAATCTGGACCAGCGTGACGCCGCGTTGTGCGAGCGTCTTGCCAAGCAACTGGACGAGAAGCTGGACGCCCAGCGTCGCGAAGCCGACGCCAAGGCGGCCCGCTTCGCGGTGCCTGGTCTGGCGCAGGACAGCAAGGAGGTGAAGGAGTTCTCCTTCGCCAAGCTCATCGGCGGCCTGATGAAGGGCAACGTCGCGAAGTTCGCTCCGCTCGAGTACGAGATGTGCTCGGCCGCGGCGGGCACGATGGACTCGGCCGTGGTGACGAAGGACATGGTGACGACCGTCGACTCGCTCGGCGGCTTCATCGTGCCGAACCAAGTCATGTCGGCCCAGATCATCCCGCTGCTGCAAGCGGCGGTCGTGGCCTATCAGGCCGGCACCGTGCGCATGTCTGGCTTGACCGGCTCGCCGGTGCAGATCCCGAAGATCACGGGCGCGACCACGGCCTACTGGCTGGGTGAGGTCGAAGCCGTCACGAGCGGCGACATGTCCTTCGGACAGATCGACCTGTACCCGCACGACGTCTTCGCGCTCTGCACGCTGTCGAATCGTCTGATCGAGCTGGGCGCTCCTGGTGCCGAGCAACTCGTGCGCACTCAACTGTCGCGCGACATCGGTCTCAAGATCGACGCGGCGGTGTTCAACGGCACGGGTGCCGCTGGTCAGCCGCTGGGCATCATGAACACGAGCGGCATCAACACCCAGTCGTTCACTGGCGCTCTCGATGCGGCGACTTCGTACAACGAGCTCATCAACATGGAGCACAAGTTGTTCGAAGACAACGCGCAGACGGTCGGCGAGTTCGTGTGGGCCTTCCATCCGAACCAGTTCCGCCAACTGCGCAAGCAACTCGACACCGTGTCGAGCAGCGCGAACGTCAACCCGAAGGTTCGTCCGTTCATCGACGGCAGCATGATCGAGCGCGTGCTTGGTCACCGCTACGTGCTGTCGACGCAGTTGCCCAACGACAAGATCTTGTTGGGTGCGTTCGCGTCTTCGATGGTCGCGGAGTGGGGCACCATGGTCCTCGCGGCAAGCCGCGAAGGCACGAACTTCACGAAGCGCCAGACCCAGATCCTCGCCGGCATGACCGTCGACGTGGGCGTTCGTTTCCCCGAAGCCTTCTGCGTTTCGACTGGCCTCGCGGCCCAGACCTGATCTTCGATCAACAACTAGGAGAACAATTCCATGCAACACAACAGCGCAACGTCTGTTCAGGTCAAGGAAGTCATCCAGACCAAGAGCGTGTCTGGTGGCGTGGCTACCAACAGCCTCGTGGTCGACACCTTGGGCTTCCAAGAACTTCTGGTGATCGTGTCGGCCGGCACGTTCACCTCGACCGGCACGTTGGACGTCAAAGTGCAAGACAGCACGGTGAGCGACTCGGGCTTCGGGGACGTGACCGGTGCTACGTTCACGCAGATCACCGATGCCACGGACGAGAAGATCTACGTTGGGCGCATCAAGCTCAACAGCTTTACGAACGGCACGACCGACAAGGTCGAGCGTTACATCCGCGTTGTGGCAACTCAGGCGACCGCGGCGACGATCTACGGCGTCACGGTCGTCCTGCTGAACCGCAGCCTGCCGGCCTCGTACGATGCGATCGTGAACGCCACGAGCGGGGCCTCGACCGCCGCCACGCTGGCCTTCAACATCGACTGATCCAGTCGAGATGAGCACGAGGGCCGTCGTCGCCGAGCGCGGCGGCGGCCCTCTTTCTTCTGTAGGATCGCGGCATGAAGCTCATGATGGTAAACCACGGGAACGTCCTGCACGACCCGAAGGCCTCGGGCCTCAACAAGGTCTGGCTCTTGTCCGGCCAGACGCTCGACGTGGACGACCCGTGGGTCGCGCGCGAGATCGCG